AAAAATGGAGAGCGGTAATGACTGAAGAAGCTGAAGAAAAATTAAGAGAAAATTTAAGTAAAAAGGATCTAAAAAAATAATTATGGCAGTAATATTTAAAGAAGATGGGCATATCTATGAAAGCTTAGATACTAACTTAGAAAAAGATAATATTGATTGGACTAGTGTAACAACATTTATATCAATGTTTAAACCTTCGTTTAATGCAAAAGCACAGGCTAAGAAGTCATCAAAGAATAAAAAATCTAAGTGGTATAAAATGTCTGAAGAAGATATTTTAAGTGCCTGGAATGGTGAATCAGATAGAGCTAAAGGACTAGGGAATTGGTATCATGGACAAAGAGAAAAAGACATACTAGAATTTGATACAATTGAAAGACATGGTGTTCAAGTACCAATAATCAAACCTATAGAGGACAATAAGGGAGTAAAGATAGCACCAGACCAAAAATTATCTAATGGTGTTTATCCAGAACATTTTGTATATCTTAAGTCAGCAGGAATATGCGGTCAAGCAGATCTTGTAGAAGTAGTCAACAATAAACTTTATATTACAGACTACAAAACTAATAAAGAGATAAAAGAAAAAGGCTTTACTAACTGGGAAGGGATTACATCTAAAATGTTTAAACCAGTAAATCATTTAGATGATTGTAATTTAAATCACTATAGTTTACAGTTAAGTCTATATGCTTACATTATCAAAAAGCATAATCCAACACTTGAGATTGGCAGCTTAATACTACAACATGTTAAGTTTGATGTTGCTGAGATGGATAAGAATGGCTATCCAGTAACCAAGATTGTTAATGGTGAACCAGCTATTGATGAAGTAAAAATGTATGAGTTGCCTTACCTTCAGGATGAGGTTAGAAGTATTATTATGTGGCTAAAATATAATAAAAAATAATGAAGGTAGAGATCTTTATCATAATAAATAATCATGAGAAAGTGTTGCCACTTTTTTTAAACAACTGTAAAGAAAATTTTTCTGATTACATGATTAATATATATGACAATCAATCAACAGATAGTGGTCCTAAATTATGTAAAGAAGCAGGTTGTAATGTAACTGATATAGTACTTAATCAACCAATTACTAAATACTGGTATGAAGAACAAGAGTTAAAAAATACTATTTGGAAAGAGAGTAGTGCAGATTGGATAATGGTATGTGATCCTGATGAGTTAGTTCAAATAAAAGAGAGTGACCTAAAAGATATAAATGCAGATGTAATAAAATTCAAAGGTTATCAGATGTTGAGATATAATAATAAATCATCCTTTAATGAATTAACATGCGGATATAGGGATGGACAATATGATAAAACACTTATGTTTAGACCTACTATTGATGATATAAATTTTACACCAGGATCACACAATGCTGAACCAGCTGCTAAGTGGAAGATAAAAGAAAGTGATAGAGAATATAAGCTTCTACACTATAAAGAAGATAGAATGAACCACATAGGCAGATTTAGTATACCTATAGAAGTGGTAAAGGGAGAACCTGGTCACCCATATCCTTTTACTGTTACAGAAAGAGGAAGTTGGATTGTAGATGTTAATTATCCACTTTATAAGTTTGGATGGGATCCACCTTTAGCTGAAGAGTTAGATTCTTTTTTCAAAAAGGAAAAAGTCACTAGGATTGCAGATTTTGGGTGTGGTGATGCTGCTTTTGTTAAATATTTTACTTCTAAAAAATATGATGTAGATGGTTATGATGGTAATCCGCATGCATCTTGTAATTTAGTAGATCTTTCTGAACCAATAATACTTGATAAAAAATATGATTGGATAATTAGTTTTGAAGTCGGTGAACACATACCAAAAAAATATGAAGATGTGTTTATTCAAAACTTACATAATAATAGTAAAAAAGGAATTATATTAACATGGGCGTTACCAAACCAATTGAGTGTAGGACATGTGAATTGTCAAGAAAGTCAGTATATTAGAAATAAATTTTTACAACTAGGATATAAGAATGACCTTTTAATAGAACATGACCTTAGAAAGGCTTGTAAAAATCACTGGCTTCAAGAGTCCTTAATGGTGTTTAGAAAAAATTAAAGATATGATAGTAAGAATATTTGATATAGAAAATGGTAAAGTAATTCCTTCTGAGCATTGCTATACTTTAAACTTTTTAAAAAGTATAATAGATGCACATCCAAAAGATCATATGGAGATCCTACAGTACTTATTTTATATGAGTTGTCCTAATCCAGAAATGAATCCTTTTTTTAATGTGCCAGAGCATGAAAAAGAAGATATAGTTATTGAAGAAATTGGATTAACTGTATCTTTGGAAGATGAATTAATTATTAAAGGATTAGAAAGATGTAAACAATTATATGAAACTCCAACCTTTAGAGCATATGTAGGTATAAAGTCTATGTTAGATAGATTAGCTAAATACATGGAAACTACTGCTATTGAGCATGGAAGAGATGGAAATATTAACTCATTAGTAAATGCGGCTGCTAAGTTTGATCAAATAAGACAAGCATATAAAGGAGCATTTGTTGATATGAAACAAGAACAAGAAAGCACTGTCCGTGGAGGACAAGGTTTAGCTTATGATCAATTATAAAATTTAAAATCATGGAAATAAGACCAGTTGGAAAAAAAGTTTTAATTAAACAAGAAGAAGCACCTCAAAAATATGGAGGAGGAACCATTTGGATTCCTGACTCTCAAAGACAAGAAGAGTGCAAAGGAATTGTTATTGCTGTAGGTAAAGATGTAGAAGAAATTAAAAAAGGTGACTACATACAATACGCAGACTACATAACACCTACAAAAATGACTCATAATGATGAAGAGCACTTGCTTATTGGGCAAGGAGATGTGCTGGCAATTCTAGTATAATGTATATAGAAGTACCTACATATAAAAATGGGGAATGGTCATCTACTAGCTTTGATACAGAAGATGAATTCAAGAAATTTCTTTTGTCTATGTTTAAAGAACCTGGACAATATGATTTTGATGAAACAACATTAGTGTTTAATTCTGAAGCAAGAAGATTTACTGAAAACGGATTTTATTGTAATAAACCTTTTAGGTCTAAGGATTATATAAATTATTGGAATGATGAGAAAAATAAAAATAGATATGGAGTAATATATCATGGTAAAAATACTTGGTACGTTACTAGAGATTATTACATGTGGCTTAATTTTCTTCCAATTTTTGATAAAGAAGAGAAAAAGTATGGGTTTGCAAAAGTTAGAGATGCTCAATATCATATGGCTCTTTATGAAGTATTAGCTGAACTTCACCAAAGACATTCAGCTATTCTTAAAAAGAGACAGATAGCCTCAAGTTACTTTCATATGGCTAAATTAATCAATCAGTATTGGTTTGAAGAAGGTTCTATATGTAAAATAGGTGCTTCACTTAAAGATTATATTAATGATAAAGGTTCTTGGAAATTTTTAGATGAGTATAAAGCTTTTCTTAATGAACATACTGCATGGTATAGACCATCTAATCCAGAAAAAGTTCTTTTATGGCAACAACAAATTGAAGTAAAAGTTGGAAATAGAAAAACATCAAGAGGGTTAAAATCAAAAATCCAAGGAGCTTCTTTTGAAAAGAATGCAACTACTGGTGTAGGTGGACCATGTACGTACTTTTTTCATGAAGAAGCAGGAATTGCCCCAAAGATGAGTACAACTTTTGAGTATCTTAGACCTGCAATGACTTCTGGAATGCTGACTACTGGGATGTTTATTGCTGCAGGTTCTGTTGGTGATTTAGATCAGTGTGAACCATTAAAAGATATGATATTAAATCCTAAAGGAAATGATATATATGAAGTTGAGACAGATCTGTTAGATGATAAAGGAACTATAGGGATGGCAGGTTTGTTTATCCCTGAACAATGGTCAATGCTTCCTCATATTGATGCATTTGGTAATTCTTTAATTAAAGACTCATTAGACGCAATAAAGAAAGAACGGGCTCAATGGCAAAAAGATTTATCAGCAGAACAGTATCAACTTAGAATTTCTCAAAAACCAACAAATATAGCAGAGGCTTTTGCTTATAGAAAGGCTTCTATATTTCCACAAGGAGTGATAAGTAAGCAAATTAAAAGGATAGAAGATAAAACTTACCCATATGAGTTTATAAAACTAGAGCGTGATGAATCAGGAATATCAGCAATAGTTACAAATAAACTACCAATTACTACATTTCCGTTATCAAAAAAAGCAACTGATAAGACAGGATCTTTAGTAGTATGGGAAAGACCAATAGCAGATCCTTCATTTGGAACTTATTATGCTTCTATTGATCCTGTCTCAGAAGGTAAAACAACTACATCAGATTCATTGTGTAGTATTTTTGTATATAAAAATCCAGTAGAAGTAACTAGAGAAACCAGCAATGGACTTGAACATTTTATTGAAAAAGATAAAATAGTAGCATCTTGGACTGGGAGATATGATGATATTAATAAAACACATGAGCAATTAGAAATGATTATAGAATGGTATAAAGCCTGGACAATTATAGAAAATAATATTTCATTATTTATACAGCATATGATTGCAAAAAGGAAACAGAAATATCTTGTACCTAAACAACAGATATTGTTTCTAAAAGATCTCGGATCTAATGCAAGTGTATATCAAGAATACGGATGGAAAAATACTGGTACATTATTTAAAAATCATCTTATATCATATGCAATAGAATTTATTAGAGAACAGATAGATGAAGAAACAGATGAAAATGGTGAGGTTATAAGTCTTACACTTGGAGTAGAAAGAATACCAGATATAATGTTATTAAAAGAAATGTCAGCATACTTT